ATGAAAAAAGCCGTTGTTCTGTTGTCCGGGGGCATGGATTCCGCCGCCGTTATCGCGCTTGCGCAAGAGCAGGGCTTCGCGGTGCATGCGTTGAGCGTGCGCTATGGGCAGCGCCATACCTCCGAGCTGGACGCGGCGGCGCGCGTCGCCGCCGCGCAGGGCGTGGTGGCGCACAAGGTGGTGGACGTTGACCTGCGCAGCATCGGTGGCTCGGCGCTGACCGCTGACATCGACGTGCCGGAGGCAGGAGGCGCGGGAATCCCGGTCACCTACGTGCCGGCGCGCAACACCATCATGTTGTCGCTTGCCCTGGGTTGGGCCGAAGTGGTCGGCGCCAACGACCTGTTCTGCGGCGTCAACGCGGTCGACTATTCCGGCTACCCGGACTGCCGGCCAGAGTTCGTGCGTGCCTTCGAGGTGCTGGCGAATCTGGCCACCAAGGCCGGCGTGGAAGGCGCGGGCCTGCGCGTGCATGCGCCGCTGCAGTTCCTCAGCAAGGCCGACATCGTGCGTGCGGGCGTTCGCCTGGGCGTGGACTTCGGCCTCACCGTCTCGTGCTACAACGCCGACGCCGACGGACGTGCCTGCGGCCATTGCGATGCCTGTCGTCTGCGCGCAGCCGGCTTTGCCGACGCCGGCGTGCCGGACCCGACGCATTACGCGATTTCGTCTTGACGCCGGTGTAGGGTAGAATGCGCACCCCGGCGCACAGTCGGGCAGTGGGCCGTTAGCTCAGTCGGTAGAGCAGAAGACTTTTAATCTTTTGGTCGATGGTTCGAATCCATCACGGCCCACCAATTCAATCAGCAACTTAGACAGCGCCGCAGGCGCTTTTTTTGTGCTTCCGGGAAAATTGCCGGGAAAATAATGGCCGGGAACGCCGTTCCACGGCCAAGTGATCGGAGCAACGCCGCGCCCTACGAGGTCCGGCGAGGCGGCTTTACCACTGGCACGTTGTGCGAATAACGCTGAGTCATTTCCTGCGTTTTATGGCCGGCAGCTTCTTGCTTGTCAGCGAGGGTGCCCTCCGTATCGGTGATGCCACGGTGCTTCAACCCGTGGAGGCTGAACCGCTGGGCTTCTTCGATCACCCCTTCCCGAATGGCGAGCCTGATCATGCGTTGCCACGCGCTATCGAGCGCTGACTTTGTCAACGGCGTACCCGATTGGCTAACGACCAGCCGGCGTTGCTCCGGCTTCAGAGGGATGGGCCGCTCGTGCACAGCCATCGTCCGCCTGCGGTACTCAATCAGCCACGCCCAGGCGCTGCGCAGTTCTCCGTTCCAAAGCGTGACATTGTCGCGCGAGCCCTTTCGCCGCGTCGCCAAGATACCCTGCTCGCCGGCATGCGCATCAGTGAGATCGGTCACTTCAGCCCCGCGCAGACGCAGGTTGTAGGCCAGGACCATCACCGCATGCAGATATGGCGAGACGCTGCCCTTGGTGTGTGCCTCGAAGGTGGCGCGCTGCTGTGCAAACCGCAAGATCGCCGTGAAGGCATCATGCTCCGGCATCGTGTGAGCCGCCACTTCCTTTGCCTGGCGTACGCCCTTCGCCGGGTTGTGTTCGCACAGTCCAAACCGGATTCCCCAGCCAAATAGGCGACGAAGGTAGCGAAGCACGTGGTTGGCCTTGCTTGGGCGCGGCTCGATTGCAGGCTGCATGGCAGTGGCCTCACGCCCTGCTGCGAGCGTCTCCACCAATCGCTGCATTGCAGGCACATTGATCCGGGCCACTTGCATTCGCCCAAGCTGGCTGCCGTCTTTCAGCACGTAGGCGCAGGCTGCTTGGCCGCTTTGCTTGTAGTCCTTCTGAGTGCCAGGCGCGAGCGCCTTGAACTCGGTGGATCCATGGAAGCGCTCATTCAAGAAGGCCAGAGTGCCCCGTTCGACCTCACCCCGTGCACATTCCACAATCGCATGGAGTTCCGAGAGGCGCGAATGCTTGTGTGCAACCGTCCTCTTTCTTGGTCGGCCTCCTTCGGGGTGTGCCTCAATGACGTACCAGCGGCCATCCTCCCAATAGATACCCTGCGGCAGGGCCTTTTGGTCGATATGTGCGGGCATAGTTGGGTTGAACTTCCTTTTTCTACCGCGTCCCATCAGATGAGCTCCATGGCATTTTCGTGGTTAACCGCAGGCTCGGTGATGCCGAGCGCGGCGTTGACGGCATCAATCGTTGTCCAGATCCGGCCCTTACGGTCATAGCAGTACCGGATGCCCTCGCGGTCCGCCCAACGGCAGACAACCGTGAGACGTGGCGCGGGGCCGTCCGGTGAGCAGATCCGCTGCAGATCGGCAAAATGCAGTATTCGCCCCGTCATAGCAGCTGCCCCTGCTGCTGCCGGCGGCGCGCATCACAAACCATGCGGACCGCTTCCATCTTTACGGTTGCGCTCATCGTCGATGCGTGCCTTTGAAGCGCAAGCCGAGCTGTACGACGTTCTGCGGGGAGGGTTGCGGCTGACGAGGCGCACGGATGCGATGAGCGCGGCGCCACTCGGTCATCGCCAACTCGTAGCTGGGATGCTTCTGCGTGCGGCCGCACACGCACTCAATGAAGTGCCCGCCGCCCGCCTCGAGGCGGCGGGCATCAAGCATGTGGCGTGCCACATGGCCATTTGCGCAGGGCGGCAGAGCGCTGTCGTGGTCGACCTGACGTTGCGTCACGGTACCTCCAGGCTTAGTACGCGCTCGGCATCTCGCAGGTGCTGCACGGTGTCGGAGTCGATTCGGTCCAGCGCCTGAGCGACGGTGTAGCCCATATCTGCCAGCCAATCGTGGCGATTCAGCACCAGGGCGGCGGTGAGTGCCTCACCCGTGGACAGGGGGCCAGGCTCTCCCAACCGCGCGGCGGCGCGGGCAATCTCGATCGTGCGCTGCAGATTCATAGGGTCGCCCTCCAGGCGGCGCCCAGGCTGGCGCGCACAACATCGATGTGGAGAACGGTCAGGCCCCAGCGCACAGACCACGTGCGGGCCTGCTGCTCGTTGCAGGTCAGGATCAATTGCCCTTCTGGCTCCACCCGATCGGCGCGCAGCCCGAAGAGCACTTCGTCGAGGTCGACGACAGCCTGCAGGTCAAACAGCTGGCGCATGGCTTCCGCGTTGAGTGTCTTGCCGCTCCCCTGGGGGCCGATCACGATGACGGACTTAGCCATGAGCGACCTCGCGGCGAACGGCCATCCGAGCGCGCCGGCGCAGCCGCTGCGGTACCTGGCCGACCGCCAGGCCGGTCTGAGTAAGGCGCGGGCGACGGGTGGTCCACAGCCTGTATACCAGGGCGCCACCGGCCGCCGGTGCCAGGACCATCGCCAAAGCGAGCAATTCAACCATTGCCCACCTCCCGTGCGGCTTGGGCCACAGCGGCAATTGCGGCGGCTGTCGGCCTGCGCGGCAGCATGTTGGCCAGGTCAAAGGGGAAGTCCAGGCCGTCCATGAATGCGGCGAGCTCTGTGCTGATGCAGCTTTCCGCCTTGGTCCACAAGCGAGGGCCGTCGATGAGCTTCCAGCCGCTGCCAGGGCCACGGCGGCGCTCCCAAGACTGGCGAGCTTCGCGAAGCGGCCCCATGCTCAGAGCGGCAGTGACCACGACCGAGCCATGCGTGACGTGCATGGTGATGGTCGCTGAGCAGTCGCCTGTGCCTCTGTCGTAGGCGACGACGGCCGGCGTGGTAGCCTCCGGGCCGGGTCCGGTGCTCAAAGCCAACGGACGTGCTGCCGTGGCTGGACATGTTCCAGTTTGCTGTTGCATATCGACTCTCCTGAGTTGCGTTGGTGGAGGGCCTTGGGGCGGTGTTACAGCACCGCCCGCCGGCCCGCTGGTGCGGGGTTAAATCAGGTCGGCGCCGGTTGGCGGAATGCTGGGATCAGGCTCACGCAGACGCTGCGCGCTGCTGAGGACATCAAGCAATTCGTGGCGGATGTACTCAGCCACTGCCGCCGGTCCGTCGTGATTGATGCCAGCCTCGATCGCGATATCGTTGGTCAGCGCTGCGAGCAATGTGGTCGCGTGGTAGGCGAGCCAAAGGCGGGACTGATCTTCTTCACTGATCGAGAAATCAGCGTCCTCGGGCAGTTGTAGGTTTGGGCGAGCGGCTTCCATCACGCCACCTCCAATGCAGGCATGCGCTCGATGACCCATTCCTGCAGCGCGGCGGCCTCGGCTTCCGGCATGACCACGTGCAACGAGCCGATGACCAGGCCAGTTCCGTCATCGACAAGAAACAACGCGCTCGGCTCGTCGATCGCGCTGCAGGCGAACATCACCGGTGGGCGATCATGCAGACCGTCGGCGTACAGTTCGGCCAGCACGTCGGTCGCACGGATCTGCAGGAGCAGGTAGACGCCGGGAGCCACGCGGAGTGCTTTGTGCAGGTCGCGGCGGCTCACTGGCGCACCTCGGCCAGGTCGGCATTGATGCTGGAAATGGCGGCCTCGACATCGGCCAAGGTCAGCGCCTCGGGCGCTTTGCCCATGGCCTGCAGCTTCGCCTGCAGGGCGAGCCAGGCAGTGTGGTTCCAGTCGAGGGTGTCGGCGATCAGGCCGAAGTAATGGGCGATCTGACGCGCGGCATTTGCCGGCGCTTCTTGGGCGTCGTAAGACATGCAGGCTCCTAAGTTGTTGGAGTCCGGCACATCGCTGCTAAACGAGGTGGCGGACGGTGCGCGGTTAGCAGACCGGTAGGAGTCACCGGCAGGCCCGAAGGCCTCCGCACACCGCCCGCCATAGAACTGGCTGGCACGTACCCACGACGATACAGCGGGCATAAAAAAAGCGCCTTGCATCAATCGATAGGCGCTGGTGCGCCTCCTAGTCGGGCTGCTAAACCCGGTCGCCGATTGTGCGGCGACGCGGTAATGGTTGCTCCGCTCCTGGGTAGAAGTCAACGAAAATTTCTTGAAATTTCCAACATGAGAAAGCGCGCTCATTTGGCGAACACCCAGCACTTCACGGTGGTGCCGACGCCGGTCAGATCGTCCTTGAGGACGGCGCTGTTGACGGCTACGTTCGCGCCGATGAACTTGTGCCGGCGCGAGTCACCGAGCAGCGCACGCAGCACCTTGAGGTCGGGCACGGACTGACTGAACTGCGCGGCCCGTGCCGCGAAGTGATTGAGGTTGATCGCGATGCGCTGCGCGTCGCGGCTATGGTTGACGATGGCTTTACCGTGGCCGGTGGCTTCGAGGTATTCGTAAACCTCCCAGAATTCGTTGACCATCGCGTGGTCGGCGCTGATCGCCTTTTGCCGTTCCAGGGCCATGTCCAACAGCGCGAGCCGCGTCTGCTCGACCATGTCGTCAGGGATGGTGATGACCAGGCGCAGGCAGTCGAACAGCGCCAGCATCTGCGCGTGGTTCTTGATGACGCGTTCAAGGCGCAGATCCTGCTGCGCCCGCAGCTTGGCCTCGAATACCTTCACGCGCTCGGCGAACAGATCGAGGATTGCGCGCTCCTGCCGAACGGCACGCACAAGGAAGTGGCTGACCTCTTCGACCTGCAGCGCGTTGAGGTTGTCGGCCGCGATGCGGCTTTCGGTGGTGACCTGCGGCCGCTTGAAATGCAGCTTGACGATGCGCGTCAGGATTGCTTCGCTGGCGTCCACGGCAGCGTTCTGGGTGATCACGATGGTGCCGCGAAATGGCGGCTCGTAGGTCTCGTTGCCGCCGTTGCGCACGCCGCGTGTCGCCAGGGTGCCGCCGCCGAAGAAGTCCTTCAGCTCATCCCACTCGAACGTCTTGGAGTGCGCTTTGTCTGGCTCGCTGCGGTCCGCCTCCAGCAGGACGACGGGCATACCTGACACCTGACCCATGGCGCGGGCACGGCCGGCCTTAGACGACTTGGCCGGGTCGAAGCCCTCGTAGTCTGAGCGGCCCAGCAGCTTCCACAGGAACGTCAGCAGCGTGGTCTTGCCTGCACCGGCTTCACCGGTGGCCTCAAGGAACGGAAAGCTCTTGTGCCCAGTGCGGATCTGCTCGGCGAACAGTGAGCCAAACCAGAACGTCATCGCGACCATGCCGTGCGTGCCGAAGCACTGCCACAGCCATGGCAGCCAATCCACGCGGAACGCCTCGGCGTCGCGCTGGATCTCCAATCGGATGGACTTCTGCGTGGTCTTCAGGCGCAGCTTGTCGAACTCGAAATAGTCCTCCTCGTTGGCTGTCACCAGCTCGCCGTCGCGCACGGCAATATCGCCGAGCAGATAGGCGCGGTGTTCCTTGCTGTAGCCGACGAAATCGATAGCGTCCACCGTCTTGATCGCCTCGGTCTGCTCTTCGATCAGGCGGTCCAGCTGGTGGCCGCTGCCGGTGAACATGGCGCCGGCGGCCAGGGAGATGAGGCGCTTCTTGAACTCGGACGCACTGGCGACATGCCCACCTGTAAAGGTGCCTTTGACGCTGGGTCCATCGTGCGGAAAGTCGACGCGGAAGTAGTACCAGCTTTCGTCGGTGACCTCCTGGCGCTGGAAATACAGGGCTTCCGGGAAGCAGTTGGCAATCTTCTGGACAGAGCAAGCGGCCCGCTTGATCTTCCGCAGATCCTCGGCTTGCAAGTCGTCCGCATCGTCCGCGTCGACGTCCCCCAACTTCTCTTTGCGCAGCTTGTCGAAGCGCTGGGTGTCGAAGTCGAACCAGTACAGGCGGGAGCGGTACTCCAGCCAGAAGTCGTTACGGCCGTCGTGCTCGAACATCAGCAGTCCTTTGTCCACCGCGGTGCGGGCCACGAGCAGGTCGCCCTGGTAGCGTGCTTCCTTGACGTCGTTGTCCCACTGCTTGGGATCATCGGAAGCGATCGCGCGCAGATGCAGGTCGTTCCAGTCGGTTTTCTTGCCGTCGCGCTGGACGATCTGCGCGGCCCGGGAGTCGAAGCCCAGCGCCTGGGCGCGCTTGATGTGCTTGTGCGTGTACGCGCGGGCGCCTGGCTCGTTGTCCAGTGCCCAGACGAGTGTCGGAAGATCGGCCATGCGTGCCTTGGCCAGCTCCCGCAGGGATTCTTCTGGGAATGCGTTGGAAGACATGGCCGATACCGCGCACATGCCGTGCTGCAGGAGCGCGATGGCATCGAAGATGCCCTCAACGATCCACACCTCGCGCGCGGTCTGCATGGCTGTCAGCGCGGCAGGCGCCGCCCACCACACACCGGCATAACTCTGGCCTGGCGCAAAGCGCGCCTTCTGCTTGCCGAAGCGATGCGGGCGGTCGATCAGTCGCTCCCACCAGCCGCCCTTGACCAGCGGAAAGCGCACGGTCGCAGTGCCGGCGCTGATCTTGCGATCGTAGTGGCTGTCCTGACTGTAGAGGCCCTTGAGCGGCGCCAAATCAAAGCCGCGCGAGAACTGCAGGTAAGCGTCGGCCGCAGCATTGGGCGCCGCAGCCGTTGGCTGGAAGCGCTTGGACCAGTCGTCGAACAGGTCGTCGTACAGATCCTTGACGTGCAGTTCGCGGCCGCACTTGGACTGACGGCCGCATTTCACGACCCACGGCTTGAGATGGTGGGTGTAGAGCTCTTTCTTGCTGCACGACGGGCATTTGCCGCCGCGCATGTACTCAGTACCACTACGGTGCTTGAGTCCGTAATCCCGTTCCAGCCGGGACAGCACCTGTTGTCGCAGATCCTCTTGCATCGAGCTTCCTTAAACGCCGAGCACGCGCCGAGGCGCAGGCGGAGATGTGGCGTTGTCGATCACGTGATAGGCGCCACCTGCGCGACGGTGCGCATCAACTGCCGCCGCGAGCAGGCGCGCTTCTTCGTGCTTGGCGTGCGGAGCAACGCGCTGTGGGACATTGCTCGCCGCATCGACGAATCGCGGCTCCTGTGCGGTGAACCAACTATTGGCGTGCCTCACGAGCCAACCTCACTGTTCACGTGCTGGAGGTGGAACAGAACCGTGGCGGTGTCGGTCAGCACGACCAGGCGATCATCAGCAGAGGTCGCAAGTCCTTCCCGCATCAGCGTTGCAACGACGACCGCGCCAAAGCGCTGATCCGTGTCCGTCGGGGCTGTGCGGCCGATGTAGCCGTACTCGGTTTTCACCAGCCCGCCGTGGATGAGGGCGACCTCCAGGCAAAGCTTTGCCGTGGGCGGCAATGCCGCCCAATCAAGGGTCTTTCGCATTAGAAATGCCTCAGATGTGAGGGAAGAGCGGCTCGCCGCTGAGAGGAATCAGATCCAGCTGGCGGTCGCCTAACGACTCGCGGTAAGCCTGCAGCGCTTGTGCGCGCTCATACGCGGGTGTCGGTGGAAGCTCACTGTGAGAGGTGGGCACACCGCTGGGGCTGGCAATACCAGTCAATTCCGAATGACCTGTATAGGTCGCGCCACACATCGGGTTCTCGCACACATAGGAGTCGTGCCGAAGGAACTTGTGCGCGAGGAAGCTTGTGCGTTTGATCAGCCTTGCACTGCACGCTTCGCAGCGAAAAACGATTTTTTTCCGACCGAACATGCTCACCCCTTAGAGCGCTTGGAAGTTTGGACTTTTGCGGCATAATTCGGCGGTGCTTTGAGGCCAAGAGCAATCGCAGCCGTGTGCGCATCGCCGTACTTGCCTTGTGAGCGGCCTCGGAGCAGATCGTCGACAACAGTGCGATTCACCCCAAGTTGCCGGGCGAATCCTGAGACCGTGATGCCGTTGGACACCAACCAGTGCCGCGCCTCTGCTGTGGTTCGGGGGTGGAACTGCTGCTGAGGTTGCTCTTTGCGGGGCATCGTTGGCGGTCGTCTGCGGTTTTGGAAATTGTTGGTGTTAACACCAACTTTGTCAATATGAGGAAAAACCTTAGTGACTGTAGGGAAACGCCTGAAGGAAGAGCGGAAGCGTCTGCGCTTGACGCAGCAAGAGATGGCCGACGCGTGCGGCATCTCGAAGTGGGCACAGCTGTACTTCGAGAAAGACCAGAACATGCCCGGAGGAGCTTATTTATTGGCTGCGCACGCGCGTGGTGTGGACATCACGTACGTGCTCTTGGAACAGCGGATGGAGTTAGACCCGTCCGAGGCTGCGCTGGTGGCCGCGTTCCGCGCGGCGCCGCAGGACATGCGCGCTGCGATGCTGGACAACCTTGGACTCGCAAGGAGTGTTAGCGAAAGGGCTGCGCCTACGGTGACGTTCAACGACAACAGCCGGGTGGGCACTATGGTGACCAGCACGGGCGCGATCAATCAAAACAACATGCAGATCAACATGGGCGAGCGGAAAAAAAAGAAGTCCTAATTGAACTGCAGATCGGACAGCTGGTCCTCGCAAAAGAGTGCGTTATCGGCGGTTGCCCGGTGAGTTTTAGGGGTTAGGTTGAGAAGGTGGCAGTAATGGGAATGAATTCGCAAAACGAGTCGATGCATGTCGGGGTGAACGACTCGGAGGTCGGGCAGCTCAACGTCGCTGAGCGCATCGTGCAGCACTACCACGTTGAAGCGGTTGCACCAGCAGCCCCAAGCCTGTCTGCTTTGCAGCTTGCTTACAGCACGTCGGAAGAAACGCTGCGCCAGGCGCGTCTCTGGTCCGCAGTGTGCGCGTTGCCCTGGATGGGGCTGACGGCGTTTCTATGGGCTGTGCTGCCCCATCAGCTGCCACCCAACTCTGGGCCGTTTGATCTTCTCGTCTACGTAATGGTCTTTGCCTTCATTCCGTTTGCCACTCGTGTCTGTATGCCTGATCAGTTAAAGGCTAAGCGAGACCAGTGGCGGCACGTGATCAAAGCGGAAGTGGGGAGCATGGCGGACTTACATCATCAGATCGTGCGCGAAAAAGCGCGCCTCCGAGTCCTCTTGAGTAGATAGCGTGCCAACCACTCGGCATGGCTTGCTGCTCCGCTGGGGCAGAAGAGCCAGCCTGTCTGGGACTGTTGCGGGCATCTAAAAAAAAGCCGCCGGAAAGTTCCGGCGGCTTCCAGGTGTCGGCGCGTAGCTCCGTGCGATCCTTTCGCCGCCGTCCTGGCAGCGCGAGATGACCTGACATCCATTGCCGACGCTACACAGGCTGGGTCTGTTCGGCTATCAGGTAATTCCTATATTTTCGGTAGGAAATGCGCCGATGAAGCGTGCTCTGCAGTGTCTTAAAATGTCCAACTGCTAGAACGGCTTTGCATGGATGCACACATGATTCGACAGCTTGGTGATTACGTTCTGACCGCGCATGCTGCCAACCTCGGCGCTATGTTCTTTTCGGAAGTGCTGGTATCAAAGTGCGGCGGTCTGACGTTGCATAGACACCAGTTCCCAACAGCTGGTTTTGCTACGTATGCCCAGGCTGTTGCGCATGCACAGGAACAGTTGGTGAGGTGCAGAGTATTGAGCGATGGCTCGTTGTTGACGTGTCACACAGGAGCGGAGGATGCTCTCGTGATAAGGGTACGCGACGGCTTAGGACGCACTCTCTAACTCAAGTGCAGTGGTGAAACCGCTCGAACCGCTGACGCTGTGTGTGGTCTTTGCAATCAGCCACCGTTGTCCATCAATGTCCGGCTTGAAGCCGCTCGCCGTAATAGGTTGCTCTGGGAACAGATCCGCACGGCCGATTGCAAGCGTGTAGTTGAATTTAGCGACGCCGCGTTTCACCCGTTCCAGCTCCGCGTGCGCATGCTGACGTGCAGTTGCCTCATCGGCATACGACTCCCGCAGGCGCTTGGCATTGTCGTCCGTGCCCACCAGCACCGACTGCCGCCGCGCCTTGCCCTTGTCCACCCAGTACGCACGCACGCCGGTGTAGGCGTCGCGGTCCGCTACCGAGTAGCGATGCTGGTCACCGTCGCGGCGCGTCAGCGTGACGGTGGGCAGTGGCTTGCCGGTTGACGTTGTGCCCGCGCCGATCGGCGCAAACAGCAGCGAGCCTGCTTTGACCGTGGCCACTGCATTAAAGCGTTGCCCCAGGCGGGTGAGCAGGTTCATATCGCTCTCGTTGGCCTGGTCGAGGTGCGGCAGCTTCGTGCGCGCGAGCGCCTCTGCCACACGCGGTGTCAATCCATGCTCGCCGGCCAGCGCGTTGAGCACGGCGCCCAGTGTCGTGTTGTGCCAGCTACGTTCGCGGCGCGTGCGCATGTCGGCGGTGAGATCCGCGCTGCGCGCCCGCACGGTGATGATGTCCGGCGCACCGCTGTACTCGACCTCGTCCACGATGAAGGTGCCTTTGTCGACCAGGCCGGCGTCTTTCCAACCCAATGCCACGGCCAGGCGCACGCCGCGCTTGGGGAGTGCCATCTTGCCGTCGTGGTCGTGGATGCGCAGATCCAGCTGGTCGGCTTCGCCGCCGCGGCACTCGGTGAGGGTGAGGTCGAGCAAGCGCGGGGCAATGCGCTCAGTGAGGTCGGTGCCATCGAGCACCACGCGCCACTGCGGAATCGGGTAGCTCATGCGGCGGTCGCCTCCGGCGTGGCGTCGTCTGCTCGGCGCAGGCTCAGCTGGAACTCAATGCGGCGCGGTGTGCCGTCCTCAAAAAACAGCGAGGCCGTCTCGTTGATGGACAGCAGCAGATACGGCCCGTAGACCACGCCTGCGCCATCCACCAGCGGTAGCGGCTCACCATCTGCCGCGAGCTCGCGCAACGTCTCCAGCGACGCGCGCGTGCCGGTGAGCTCGGGTGCGATCAAGCCAGACAGGTCGATGGTGTCATCGCCTGGGCCCAGGAACTGGCTGGCGGGCCGCGCGCCGACGCGCTCGCTGGTGGCATGCCGCCAGCTCATCTGCCGCTGGAGCTGCAGGAAGGCGGCGCTGTCGAGGGAAAACACGAAGGTGCCGAAGGACATCATCATCGGGGTGGATCCTCAGTCGTCGCGCAGGCTGGAGCGGCGGGCCGCCGCTGTGCGCCGGTCGCGCTCTTCAAGTTGGCGGGCGACTTCGCGCGCCAGTGTGGTGGCGTCCATGCCGGGCCCGGCGTGGACGTGGATGACGTAGCTATTCCCGCCTGCAGGCGCGCCTGGTGCGCGCGCAGGTGCGGTCAATGGCGCGCGGCTGTCGATCGCTGCAACCGGCGCTGTGGCGGTCGCCAGGGCCAGCCCAGTGCCCACCGCACGCATCCGGTTGCCAAGCGCCGTCACGGCCTGCACAGGCGCGCCTTGGCCGCGCTGCAGGCCCACGGTGAGGCCTTGCATGGTGAAGTCGCCCAGCTGGGCGAAAACGCGCGAGGGGCTGTGGATGCCCAGCAAGCCTTTGAAGCGGTCGACCACGCCGCTGCCGACGCTGGCGATCGCATCGCCGGCGGCGCCGAGCTTGGAGCGGATGCCCTGGACAAGGCCGCTGATCATGTCTGCGCCGGCCTGCAGCATGCGGGCCGGCCAGTTGGCTAGCTGCAGGTTGATGCCGGCCCACAGCTGCAGCAGCCCTTGGCGGATGCGATCGCCGTTCCCGGTGAACACGCCCACGATCAGCGACCACGTGCCCTGGACGGTCTGCCACACGCCGCCGAGGATCTGCTTGATCACCGGCAGCACGAACACGAACGCCTGCACGAGCCAGCCGATCGCCTTCACGGCCAGCTGCAGCTGGTTGACTAGCACCGCGCCCAGGATCTGCCCGAAGCCGCGGCCGGCCTGGGTTGCACCGTGCAACTGCGCGGTGGTGGCCTCGAACGGTGTCAGCAGCTGCTTCACCCACGCCCAGGCCTGGCCCATCGCGGCGGCTACCGTGTCCCACACCGGGCCCAGCGGCGCGAGCGCGGTCTGCAGCTCAGCCAGCACCGGCGCGGCCACATCGACGATGCCTTGCCACACGCCGATGGCGAAGGCCTTGATCGGCCCCCAGTACTTCCACACCAGCAGCGCCACCGCCGTAACGGCTGCACCGATCGCCAGCACCGGCAGGCTGACGCCGCCGAGCAGCGGCAGCAGCAGGCGCGCACCGTTGGCGAGCATGGGCAGCACGCGGCCACCAAACGACAGCACCTGACGAATGAGCGCGCCGAACCCGCCAACGCCCGACAACAGCGCAACGGCGCCGTGGATCTGCGAGAACGCCATTGCGGCGACGCCGCCGGCCACCAGCAGCCCGCCCAGGATCGTGACCAGCGCAGCGGCGCCGATCGCCACCTTTGCGATCGCGCCGACCAGGGCTGGATTGGCGCGGATCCACGTTGTGACCTGGCCGACCACGGCGGCGGTGCGTTCGGTCAGTTCCTTGAACTGCGGCAGCAGGGTCTGGCCGATCGACTGGGACACCACCACGGCGGTGTTCTTCAGCAGCTGCAGCGAGTTGGCGGAGGTGGCCACACGCGCTGCGTACTCGGCCGACATCGAGCCGCCATAGCGCTGCGCATCGGCGACCTTGGCGAAGTTGCCCTGCAGCAGCTCCAGATTGGTCAGCAGCGGCGCGATCGCACCGATCGACTCGCGCCCGAACAGCTGCGTCATGGTCGCTGCCTGCTCGGCTTTGGGCAGTGCGCGCAGCTTCTGCAGCACGGACATGATTGCCCCGCCGGCGTCCTTCTGCATCACCTGGGCCATGGTCGTGGCCTTGATGCCCAGCTTGTCGAAGGCCTCGCGCTGGCTCTTGGTGGCCGACTCGCCCGAGGCCAGGGTGAGCAGCATGTTCTTGATGCCGGTGGCCGAAACCTCCGACTCGATACCCATACCGGCGACGGTGGCGCCGAGGGCCGCCAGGGGCCCACTCTGCAGGCCGGCGACTTCGCCCAGGGCACCGATGCGGTTCACCACCGCGCTGATCTTGTTGACGCTCGCCGGGCCGGTGTTGCCGAGGTAGTTGATCTTGTCGGCCAGCACGACCACCTCGGCCTGGCCCATGCGAAACGCCGTGCGCCAGGTCGCCATCGTCTGGCCGGCTTCCTCTGCGCTGCTGTCGAATGCCACGCCCATCTTCGCCGCGTCCTCAGCGAAGCGGACCAGCTCCTGGCGCGGGATGGACGCTTGGCCGGCGGCCGCGACGATCTTGGCGATATCCGCCGGCAGCATCGGCAGGCGCATGGAGAGGTTCTCCACATCGCGGCCCATCTGGGCGAACTGCTGCGGCGTGCTGAAGTCCACGACCTTGCGCACGTCCGCCATCGCCGACTCGAATTCCATCGCATCGCTGATCGGCAGTGCGGAGGCGCGCAAGGCCCGCTGGCCGGCGAACGCCATACCGGCGCCATAGGCGCTTGCCTGCAGGCCGGCGCTCTGGATGCGGGCGCTGCTGCGCTGTGCGGCGTCGATCGCCACCAGGCGCTGCTGCTGGGCGCGCATGGCGGTGTTGGTGCTCTCGATCTCGCTGCGTAGGCGACGCTCGTGGGTGACGAGCTCGCGCGTGCTGATCCCGGCCGTCTCCAGCCGGCCGCGCAGCCGCTGCAGGCCGGCCTCCTGCGCGCCGTGTGCGGTCTTGAGCTCGCGGGCGGTGCGCACGGCGCGCTCGAACTCGGCATTCATCGCCGCCGTGGGTGTGCCGGCGGCCTTCATCTGTTGGGCAAGCGTGCGCACAGATTGCCGCTGCGCATCGAGCGCAGCCTTGGCGCGCTGCGCCGTGGCCACCTGCTCGCGGTAGGCGCCGATGTCGCGGTGTTGGCTGTTGAGCTGGCGCAGCGCATCACGCTGGTTGCGCAGCGCCGTGGCAACGCCACGACTGCCATTGAGCACGCGGCGGAACGGACCGGTGGCGCGATCGACTGCGGCCAGGATGACCTGCAGGCGCAGATTGTCAGAGGCCGCCATTTAGGCGGCCTCGGGATTCGGGTGGGGCATCATTCGGCTCCGCTTCGCAGGCGGGCACGCTCGCGCCACGCCGTGAGTTCGTGCAGCGACCAGCCGTCCATTTCAGACGGCGGCCAGTGGAAGATGGCCGCGATGTCGGCCATCGCATCCTCTACGCAGTCGGGAAATCCGCTTCCCTCTGCGCCTTCGGCAAGAAAAAAACCTGCACCTCCTGGCCGACCGCCAGCAGGTCGGCCGGATCCATCGCATTGACGTCGGCGGTGGTCAGCGTGGGCGAGGAAATGCGCGGCAGCAGTGTTGCCAGGGCGGTGACATCCAGCTGCAGCACGTCGGTCAGCTTAAGGCCGCGCAGTTCGCCGGCACCGGGCTTGCGCACCTTGAGGTCGGTGATGGTCTGCTCGCCGCGCGTGATGGGCTGGTCGAGGGGAATGGCTGGGGAAAAGGTCGGGGTCATCGGTAGGTCTCAGGTCTGAGGCCTGGCGGCGCCAGGCCGGAAGGGTCAGGCGCCGATGGCACGGCGATGCGGGGCGAGCAGGTCCACGCCGTTGACGATCTCGATCATGTTCATCAGATCGATCTCGATCACGGTGGTGCCATTGATCATCAGCTTGTAATAGCTGGCGGAGGTCTTGACGGAGAACTCAGTGTCGTCGCCGGACTTACCGGTACCGGGATCAATCTCTTTGTGACGGCCGCGGACCACAAATTCGACGGCATCCACCGCGCCGCTGTCGTCGCGCTGGTAGGAGCCGGCAAAGCGCAGCTGCACGGCATTGTGCGTGGTGGCGCCGTACTGATTCAGCACGCTGCGCATCATGCCGCCGCACTTCCATTCGAGCTCGATCTTCTCCTGGCCGAAGTCGATATCGACCGGGCCATTCATACCGCCGCCGCGATATTCCTCCATCTTGCGGGACAGCGTGGGCAGCTTCACTTCGACCACCTGGCCGAGATAGCTCTCACCGTTATTGAACAGGTTGAGCGCTTTGAGTTTCTTGGGCAAAGCCATGCGTTTCTCCGGGAATCAAGGGCGGGTGCGTTACGCGTTGACGCGTTCGGCGAAGTCGGCCAGGTAGCTGGTGGTGATCTTCTGGTACAGCTGCAGGTTCTCCAGCGGCGGCACCGGCGTGTAGTCGTAGTCAATGCGCAGCGCGCCATCGGCAAGCGTGGTGGCGCTATTGACCGTGCCGTCGAACCAGGCGGTGGCGTCGATCAGATAGCCGGATGCCTTCAAGTCGCGGAACTTGGCGTTGATGTCTTCGACGATGTCTTTGACCAGCGAGGGATGCATCGGCTTGTCGACGTAGAACGCCACGCCCTCGGCGATGGTGTCGGCCAGGACCTGCGCGGTGCGCGTGGCCGTCTCGAAGGCGAACATGTTGTCTTCGGCGCACGTGCGCGAGCCCCAGAAGCGCTGGCCGTTGAAGGTGATCAGCGTGGTGATGTCGCCCTCGTTGAGCACGCCGGCATCGGTGGCCGGATCCTGCAGATCCCAATGCACATCCTTAGAGATGCCGGTGACGCCGGCCACGGGCACGTTGGACAGACTCTTGTGCCAGCCCTGTTCGGTGTCGATCTTGGCGCGCAGGCCGAGCGCACGCGCGGTGGCATACGCGGCGGTCGTGGTGCTGGTGGTGGTATCGAAGGCCAGGAAGTCCGGCCAGATCAGCATCAGCTCGCGGTCGCTGAACTGGCCGCGGTAGGTGACTGCCTCCGCGACGGTCTCGGCGACCGGTCGCACATAGGCCATGGCGCGCAGCTTCTTGGCGATGGTCGCCAGCGCCTTGGCCACCGGCAGCGTGTCCAGGCCAGGGGCGCCCAAGATGCGCGGCCGCACGCCCAGCTGTGCCTGCGCGGCGAGCAAGGCATATAGGCCGGTGTAACCGCTGGACTTGGCCTCGCCGATGACGTTGGACGAGGTCTTGTCCGCGTCTTCGCCTTCGGCCACACGCACGACCACGGTCACGGGATTGGTCTGATCGGCGATGCCCTGCAGGGTGTCGCGCAAGGTGCCTTTGGTGCCGGCACTGGCGATGGCACCCAGCACGTCGGTGAGCATCACAGCCTTGTTGAGCGGGAAGACCTTTTCATCCGCATCGGACGCCGTAGCGACCAGGCCGACAATGGCAGTGGAGACGGTGCGGATGACGCGCGCACCTGCGCTGACTTCGATGACGCGAACGCCGTGGTGGTAGGCAGTAGACATAGATTCCTCGATCAGGACGAGCGGAAGCGGAGCGGGATGGTCAGGCGCGAGCGCGCATTGGCAGGCGCAACATCGGTGCGCTGGCCTTCGATAGTCAGTACGAAGCTGCCTGGTGCATCGCCGACGACCAGGCCGACGCGTGTCAGCCGCAGGCGTGGCTCCCAGCGCATCAGCGCGGTGGCGGTGGCGCCGTAGAGCAGCGTGCGGGTGGCGCCGTTGAACGGCTGGTCGATGAGCTCCGGCAGCAGCGAGCCGAAGTCGCGGCGATGCACGCGCGTGCCGATCGGCGTGGTGAGGATGCAGGCGATCGACTGGGCCAGGTGCTGCTCGCCCTGGATCACCCGCCCGGTGGTGGCGTCGATGCCGATCATTGCGGGCCCCCGCTGAGCGCGGTACCGGCGGTCACGCCGGTGGTTTTGTGGTTCTTGAGGCTGATCCCGCCGCCGATGACATCGGTGGTCGCCTTCGCGGTACCGGTGATGGTCGCATCACCATTGAGCATCGTCTTGCCGTTGACGGTCAGCGGGCCATTGAGCGTGATGCCGCCATCGGCAGTAATGGACGCGGTGCCGCCGCTGGGTAGGGTGGCCTGCAGCGCATGCGCCTCGGTGTCGTAGTGGATCTGCGCGCCATCGGCAAAGCGCAGCACGTGGAGCGTGTCGGACGCGGCAGGCGCTGCGAATTGGTCGGAGTACAGGCCCCGTAGCACCACGCCATCGGCCAGGTCGCCAGCCGGCGACAGCACCACGACTTGTTCGTCGATCGCCGGCGCCGACCAGATGATGGTGGTGCCGGCCAGGGTGACCACCCAGGGCAGATAGTCGGTCAGCATCTCGCCGACCTGCACGCGGCATCGCGCGGTGGCGAGATCCACCTCGGCAACGGTGCCGAGGCGAATGGCGTTACTCAGTGCGGAGGATGCGTTGCCCATGCAGCCATGGTCGTCGCGCGCGTGCAGGATGACACCGCAGTTGTGCTGTAGCTGCGTGATCTACGCAGCGCACCGGTTCTACAAATTCGCAGGCGGCTCAGGTGCGATGACTTCGCGCTGGGTGAACTGCGCGTCGAAGTAGTACAGCCCGTCGCGGCGATTGAAGTACATGCCAGGCTCGCACACAGTCTTGTCTTGGAGTGCGCGGAGCTCGAAGCCGTCAATGGTGAAGCTGCTATCGGAAACGATGACGTTGACCACCACCTCGTCGCCGGTCTGGATCATTGCGTAACGTCCAATCGTCATCTCAGCACCACTCAATGAAAACGAAGCCTGGGCACCCGGTGGCCCCATCCTTGCCGAACGTGCCAGCGCCGGCACCGTTGGACACACCGCCACCACCACCGCCGCCAGCGCCAAAGCCGAAACCCTTGCGACTGGCTGACGTGGTGTCGCCTGCACTGCGACCGCCAGGCCCGCCGCCGCCGAACGGGCACGAGCCACCGGTTCCTGCAGGGCCATAAGGAGCGACCGCAGCGATGGATGCGGAGTCCCCGCCGGCTGGGTAGCCATCTCCGCCGGTTGCACCACCCACCTGATTGGCTCCGGCGAACCCACCTCCGCCGCCCTGACCTCCGGCCAGGGTGATGAGGTTGCCGATGACCGTCGCACCCCCAGCATTACCGGCGGCTCCAGATGCACCATCCGTCCGTGAGCCTGCGCCAGCTGATCCACCGGCACCGATGACGATCGGAAGGCTGACGCCAGGTGTGACCGCAAAGCGCACGCGCTGAATCGACTGCCCAGCGCCTCCGCCGCCACCGCCAGTTGCGGTGTAGACCCCAGACCCATTGGATTTCTCGGCGCGGGTTCCGCCGCCACCGCCACCACCGCCGCCTGCACAGGCGCTGACGTAGATCGCAGTTACCCCTGCCGGAACAACGAAGGTTCCGGATGCCTCAAAGCGCGCACGGCCACTGCGGCTGTCGATCGCTGCTTTCAAAGCGTCGGGTGTGACGGCACGTTGCGGGTCCGTGCCTCCAATGGCCTCCGCGCGCGTGGCAAGTTCAACGATGCCTTCCTTCTCCGTAGTCGCGGCCGGGTTGGTGAAGTTGGCATTGCCGAACGTCACCGAAGATACGGTGACGCCAGAAAACAGGATGTCGGCAGACATCAACAGGTCCGAGGCGGCCGCTTTCTCCATGATCAGCTCAGGCTGGGAGTAGCTGCCCAACAGCGTGCCATTCTCCAAATACAGCCCAAAACCACGCACCTCATAGGTTGCCCGGCTCGTGTCGCTGACAGTGACGTGGATGGTGGTGGACGACGTGGTGCCGCCTGAGATGCTTGAGAGCGTCAGGTGCTGGCCTGGGACTGTCTTCAGGTCTTCCGTTGCAGCGAATGCGGCCGCAGTGAAACCGATGCTGGACACCTTGACGGCATTGGTGCCGTTCTTCTCGGCGTTGATCAGCGCTGCACGACCAGCGGTGGTGAGAACCAGTTGTAATGCCATGGCTTATCCCTGCGCCGTCATGGACAGACGGCGGTAGTTGATGATGCGAATACCGGTGGCCAGCGAGACGTTGCCCGTGGCTTGCAGCCCCTGCACGAAGCCGAAGTGCGAGCGAACGGGCTTGGTGCGCTCAACCTCGGCGATGACCTCATCGACAAATTGAGCGCTCGCAGCCCGCCCATCGGATCCATTGAGCGTGAGCGTCAGCTCGAAGGTATGCGGCTGGCCGCGTGGCTGCTGCTGCCACCACTCGCGGATGGTCACCGCCCCCCCGAACGAGGCCACCACCATGCGCACGCTATTGGCGGTGCCCTTGCGGCGCTGGATTGCCATAGCGCTGCGCAGGCGCGAGCGCTTGATTGCATCGCTCCAGTCAGCCTTCCAGTCGTCGACCGATAGCGTCCATGCCAGCCACGGTAGATGGCTGGCTGGGCACGTGTCGGGGTTCCACAGATCCGGGTACGGCAACGGAATGGCGTCAAGCCGCGCGGTGACGGCGGCCAGGGCACGCTCCATCGGCGTGGCGTTGGGCGGTAGCAGGGCGCTACTCATCGATGCCGGCATGCACGATGTCGATCGCGGTGCAGTAGGCGGCCTGCGTGCGGCTGATTCGGATGTCGGCTGCAGGCGAGTCCAGTTCAACACGCTGCACGCCATCGGCGAACAGCTTGGCCTTGATGGCCGATTCCGGCACGTCGCGGCCGATCCGGTGCGCCTCGGCAAGATAGGCCTGCAGGCTGCGCTGCGCCTCTCGCATCACCACCGCCGAGTCGGGCCCGGCGTATGTGTAGACGCGCCCACGAATGGCGTATGGGACGATCTCCGCGCTCTGCACCGCGACCTCATCGGTCAACGGGCGCACGTCGGCATTGGTCAAGACAGCGGCGACTTCGTCGAGCAGCGCCTGCGGCGCAGTGCCATCGCCGGTGCGCGACTGCACGGTGACCAGCACTTGCCCAGGCGCCGGGCTGGTGGCGCTGGCGTCCATGACATCGGCCGCAGCGCTGAGTGCGTGATAGATGTAGGCGCCTTCCGGGCCCGCGACGCTGAAACCCTCCGGTGCCAGCTGGATGCGGCGGCGGAAGTCCACGTCCGATTCGTGGGTCGGCGGGACGCCTGTTTCCGGCTGGCCCGGGGCGAGCACCAGGCGCACGACACCGAACAGTGCGCCGAGGTGATCGAGGTTGGTGCCGGTCGCAAAGGCCAGCATCGTCTGCTGCGCCTTGTCGTTGGCGCGCTGTCGCAACAGTAGCTCGCGGGCTGCAAATAGCTGCAAGATTTTGTAAACCGGATCGGCCTCCGTGAGCGCAGAGAACTCAGGCAAAAGCTCAAGAAACCTGGTAAGCACGTCGGCGAAGAGCGTTTCGAAGTCCAGTTCCTCGATAAGGTCAGGCGCCTGAAGCTTTGAAAGATCGACTGCGGTGAAGGAGGCCATAAGCCCAGAGAAGTGAGGGGTTCCAATTATTTTGGTAAATAGTCGTTTCCGGATGCGCGCTGTTGCAATGTGGCTTCGGCTTATACAACTATGTAAGTAGTAGTAGTATTGCCAAGAATGCCATGAGGGGTGGGAATGGAAATTTCTGTAAAAACAGCCGAAGCGTCGATGGATGAGCTTGCTACTTTGTTGCCCGAATATCCAACGGTGATTGTTGGAAAGCTGGCTACAAAGTCACCGCGTATGAAATCGCTTCTCGCTAAATCTAGCGTAAAAATTGTTGAATTAAAGAAAGGGGTTTTTTCATATAAAGCCACCGACCCATTGCTTATTAAAGGCGTTCGGATCTACTGCACCGAGCTCGATCAAGCGGCAAAATTTATTAATATCCGTGCAATTAATATGGGCGGCTCTTTGGGTGCTAGGAAAAGAGGTTATAGACCGAAGGGTATGGAGTACTTATACGTGCCATTGGATTCGTATGGCATTGGTTTTGAGGTAGAGGTTAATGTGGCAAAAGCTGTTATTCCCGTTACGAAAATCGAAGTGACTGGATATAGTTTGCAGCAGCTAGACGAATTTGCAGAAACTCTGCAGAAGGGAATAGATATCCGCATCGGGCTAGATAAATTTATAACCGAATACCGGGCTGAGTTTGTAGATTTAACTGACGAGCTGGCTATAGCTAAAGAAGATCTGGATAAGGTCAGTAATCAATCAGCGAAAATCAGTTCTGAGGTCAATCTGGTAATTGAGGAATTAGCTGGTATCGAATTGAAGAGGAGCGGAATTGTCGCTGAAATGGAAAAGTTGGCAGAGGCAAATCGCGCTTCAGAAAATGCTAAAGAGCAGCTGGAAGGTGAGTTAAAGGCTTTGAATGCGACAATGGGTGAAACTCGCTTTCAGCTCAAAGAACTTATAAGTAAAAAACGACTTATATCCGATGAGTACTCTGACTTCGTCACAGAGGGGCGAGGACAAGCAGTAATTTACGGCTGGCTATCAGTCGCTCCTATCGCTGGGGCGCTAGTGGTGCTGGGGTTTCTTTTAAATTCCGGATGGAATTTTGCAGAGATTGCTGTGTCCACACCCTCCGAAGCCTACGCCCATTTGCTTCAACGAGCACCTTACACGCTTGCGACTGTAGCAACATTTTCGCTTTTGGTTAAAGTTGCTTACATGCTAATCACCAAGATGATTCAGATCCATGGCGATCGGCTGACCTTGGCAAAGCTGCTTGTGATAGCGAGAGATACGGTGGTGGCGAGCTCGGTGGATCTTGAAATGGATGATGAGGAGATATTCAATCAACGCGTTCGATTGAAGATGAAGCTTCTGAGGCAATATCTTAAGATGGATGACGAAGTGGAAGTGGGCAAAAAAGAAGGCCTCCAGGAAATTATTGATGTTGCAAAAGATGTTTTAGATAAGTCTCCCATTTTAAAAAAAGGGGCGCCCAGTTGATTCTAGTTATTTAGTATGAAATTACTAATTATTTTTTTTTCGATTTGTGTGAAGCCTAATAGTACGCGTTTTTTAAAGCGTGCTTTCGGTCCGCCGGGCCGCACCTGTTCGGTCAGCCCCTGTTGGTGCACGCGCGCGATGCGCGACACGCGCCCCACAAACCCCACGCTCACCGCGTTGGGACTGGGGCTGACCTTGAGGAACTTGGCCTGCCGCAGCTTGGCAAACATCTTCGCGCGTTTGACGCGCCCGGCCTTCTGCCGCAGCTGCTGCTTGCGCGGGGCGTACGGCGAGCCATCGGGCGCCTGCTGTTTGCCGATACGCTGGCTCTGCGAGCGCCTCAGTTCCGTTCCGATCTTGCGCGCCAGGCTGCGCCGTTCGCCAGGCTGCAGGCGCGCCAGCAGCGGCGCTGCCCAGTTCTCTAGCGCGGTCAGGTCATCCATGTGGGATCGATCTGCGGCTCGGGCGCGTGCGCCATGTCGTATCCGCCGCCGTCCTTCGCGGTCACGACCACGCGTTCTGTCAGCGGCAACTTGATCGACAGATCCACGGCATCGTTGGCGAGGATGTCGGCTTCGAAGGCGATGTCGCCACGGCGCGCAGGGTTGGATAGCAGCTCGGACTGATTGACCTGCACCCATTCCAGCAGCGGCAGCATCACGCTGTCGGGGTGGCCGGCGTAGTCGGTCAGAATCAGGTTGAGCGTGTACTGGTACTCGAACGACAGCCCGGGCTGAAACGTGCTGATCAGGCTGCCGGCGTCGATGAACACCAGCAGCCGGTCGGCATCGCGTGCCAGGTCCGGCAATGCCGCGACCAGATGCGCGCGCAGGCTGGCGGGCTTGATCACGGTGCCGGCTCCGGCACGTGCAGGTCGATCCAATCCTGCAGTGCGCTTAGCTGCGCGGCGGTAGCGTGGCAGCTGGTGTAGTTGTCGGCGACGGTGCCGGCGATGGCAGAGAGCGTAATGCCTGCGGCCGGCGCATCAGGATCTCCGGTGGACGGCCCGGCAGGCTGGCCCGTGGCGGCGGCGTCGTGCAGCCGCACAAAGCCAGCAGGGATAGCGCAAGCAGCGTCTGCTTTCTGTGTGACATAGATCGGGATCTCGCGGGTGATGGTGGCGCCGGCTTCGCGCACGATCTGCACGCGGTCGACGTACTGGGTGACGACAGTGGTGGACGCCTTCGCGCTGTCGCGTTCGGCCTCAGCCTGGCGCTTGGCCTGCAACGCGGCGTCGCGATCCTTCTGCGCGTCACTGACGCGGTGCTCTTGCCACACGCAGCCGCCCACGAGCGCGGCAATCAGGGCAAGCAGGATGATCACGCGCGTGACCATCAGCTCACGCCCAGGATCTGCAGGGCGCGCTGCGTGCGCGTGACGCGATCGCTGTGGCCTTCGGGCAAGCGCTTGGTGCGTACGTTGCCCAGATTGATCTTGCGGCCCAGGCCGAGCACGTCGCCGGTATCGGCCAGCACATTGAGGCCGTTGTCGTGCCAGTACGCCGCTGCGCCCAATGCGCTGGGCTCCACCTGCAGCAGCAGATCCGGCTGCTCTTCCACCGGCAAGCCAATGAGCACGCCGATGCGGCGGTAATTGCCCCGGAAGGTGTGCTGCATCGGACCGCGGCCCCGGAAGCTGTGACCATCGCCGCTGGCTTCGTTGCCGTTGCCCAGGCGGTCGGCGTAGACGAAGTTGGCCAGGCCGACCGGGTTGCGCAGGAACTTGGGCGCCTGGGCCGGCGTGATGCGTGCGCCAAAGACTTCCAGCAGCCGTGCGCTGGTCGTGTAGTGCAGGCCTTCTTCCATGCGCGACAGGCTCAGGCTTTCGTGGCCGACCTGGCCGAGCCAGTGCGCGGCGCGGCGCTTGGTGGTGATGCCGAAGCGGTTGGCAGCGGCGAGCAGCGGGCCATGCCAACGTTGGGCGCGTTGTGGCGAGCACTGCATGATTGAGGCGAGCTGGGTATCGGTGAACATCAATCAACCTTCAGAATGCGCGCCACGTTGCCCTGGGCGCGATAGGTGAGCACTGCCAGCACGGTCAACGTGCCCAGGTGCCAGGGACTGACCTGCGAACCTGCGCCGGCCAGCAGGATGTGCAGCGCCTGACCGCCGGTGCTGGCGATCAGCAGCCACGCGCACCAGCCGGCGCCGCGTCGGTGACGCGCATCGACGGGCCGGTGGTAGGTAAGCAGGCGGACGCAGATGGCAAGTGAGGCCATCAACGTCAGGACGGTGACCAGGCTATGCACTGGGCGGACCTCCACGACGTAGGAAGGAAAAGTCGAACGACTTGCTCTTTTCGATCAGGCCCAGCGTGACCGTGATGGCGCACGCGGCACTGGCGAAGGCGGCCACGCCGCTGGACTTGATCGGCAGCCAGCGCAGCAGCTCTGGCGCCAGCTGGTAGCCGGCGATGACGCTCACCGGGAAATAGATCAGCCGCGCCAACAGCGGCTGCTTGGCGGCCGACACCACGAACAAGGCGCCGCCGGCAAATGCACCGATCAGTGCATCGCCGTCGATGCCAGGCAGCACGGAGGCAAGGCCCACACCGGTGGCGATCAAAAAGCCGCTCGATACGGAGGTGGGTTCGGTCATCAGATCAGTCCCATAGCTGCACAAGCGGCGTCATTGCCGCTGTGGTGGTGGTTACCTCGGGCAACTCCACCGGCGTGCCATGCGGGAGCACGGCGCCCAGTTCGGCCAGGCCGGGATTGAGGAGATAGGTGCGCTCGACCAGGCCGGCCGTGCTGCCCAGGTGGCGCCAGCACAGCAGGTCAACGGTGTCGCCTTGCATGGCGTGCACGCGCATCAAATGAGCTCCACCGTGCTGCGCGGCAGGTTCTGCAGATCGCGCACGGCCCAGTGCTGATCGCGGCGCAACTCGGTGATGCTGGGTGACAAATCATCGGCGCGCTGGTTGGCGCTGTCGGTGGCGTCGAAGCTGCGGTAACGTTCTGCTACCTCTACGGCGGTGGCGCACGCAACGGCGCGTAGGTACAGCTGTGTGCGACGCGAGAGGCCATCGACTGTGGTGCTAGGCACATCAGCCAACGCCGCGTAGCCTGCTGCCTGTTGCGTCTGCGCCCAGTTCTGTAGCTCATCGTTGACCGCCAGCATGGCGGCCACGATGGCGTGGCGTAGGCGCGCATCGGTCACGGTGCCATCCAGGCGCATGCTCGCGCGCACGGTACCAGGTGCGATCGCCGGCCAGAACGGCGCATTGGCGATCGCATCAGGCGTGGCGCTGGTGGTGCCGGTGGCAGTGAATCCGCTCATGGATGGCTCGGAATAGATCGCCGGTGGTCGGGGCGTCACCGCAGCGATGAAGTGCTGTGGATCAGCCCCGAGCCGGCGAGGGTTGCGGGGACGCTCGGTTATGCGCTGGTGCCCGCAGGCTCAGCGCTGAACTTCTTCAAGAGGCGCTCGGCGCGCTCCAGATCCTTTTTGCCGCCGCAGCTGCCGTGCAGTGCGATGGCGCGCTGCAGGTCGGCCACAGCGGCGGCGGCGATCGGCTGCGCCTGGTCGGCGGGCGTCTCGTCGGTGAGGTCTGCCAGCGAGGCGCGGGCAAGCGCCAGGTGCAGCTTGGCGCGCACCTCATCGGGCATGTCCTGCTCGGCGGTGAGCGTGGCGGTGTCGGCCAGGACGGCCGCATCGAACACCTGGCCGGTCTTCTGCGCAGACAGCGCCGCCTCGGCGATCTCTTCGGCCAGCACGCAGCCCACCGTGCGGGAGAAGCGATCGGGCATCTGCAGGCCGTGCTTGAGCACATAAGCACCCAGCTCCAGCGCACCGGCGTAGTCGCCGGCATCAATGCGCCACACCATGCAGGTCATGACGATCTCGTCCTGCGCGCCCTGGCCGCCGGCCAGCACGCCTGCCAGATACGGCACGTAGGTCGGCAGCAGTTGCACCTTGAGCGCAGCCTTGCCCTGGGTGGACTGGATCTGCTTCAGCCGCAAGCGATCGCTCTGCAGCTGCGCCATGTGCTGCTCGTACGCAGTAGCGCCGGCCATCAGCTGGTGCGGTGCGCGCTGGGCGGCCTCCAGCTCGGCGAGCACGCGGCTATGGTGGCGCTTGGCGGGACTGTCGGCCATGGCTTAGGCCTCGATTTCGATGTGTTCGACGACGCAGCCCAGGCCGTAATCCTCGACCACGTAGGCATCGTTGGAGGACTCGTAGTTCTCGATGCGATCGCGGGCGGGCACTTCCTGGATGTAACGACGACGGCCGCCGGTCTGGTAGTAGATCGACAGGTTCGCCAGCGAGGTGACCATCAACGCGCCGTCCGGCAGGTACGGCACCTCGGCCACCTGCAGGCCACCGACGCGGCGCTGGCTCAAGATCAGATCGGTGGCGATCTTCTCGCTGGCCGGCTGATCCTTGTTGACCATCGGGAAGTACTTGTCGTGCATCAGGTCGCGGCCCAGCACCACCACCAGGCTCGGATCCTTGCGGTGCCACGGGTCCAGCAAGTTGCTCACCACATCGAACACCAACGCGTCGAGGTTGCGGTAGTCCGCGCCATCACCGGCGCCGATGACCATCTTGCCGGCCGTCTTGCCGCTGGCCAGCACGCGCTGGGCGGCATTGGTGCGGTACTGCTGCAGCCAACCGATGTTGACGTCTTCCAGCAGCGGGAACGCGGCGCGGTCGGTGTCGGCCGCGGCGTGCGTGCCGTTGAAGCCGATCTGCAGACGGTCCAGCGCCTGGCGCTTGACGATGGCATCGCGCAAGCGCGCCTGGAAGTCCGGGAACTTGGCCCAGGCATCGAGCAGCGCATACGGGATCGCGGTGTCGAAGTCGGTCTTCTTGGCGACGTACTCGTTTTTGTCGAGCGCGGCCACGTTGCGCGGGGTGCGGGTCTTGCCGGCGCCGGTGTCGGTGCGGCTGGCGATGCTGCCAGTGACGCCGATGCCCACCTTCTGGCCGGACAATTCATCCACCGGGATGATGTTGATCTTGGACAGGAACTCGCTGGATTCCTGCATGCGCGTTTCCAGCTTCTGCTGCACGGTCGGATCGACGGCGAACGAGTGGAAGGCGGAGGTGATGCCGTTGAGCTTGGCGATCTGATCGGCGAACTGATTGAACTGCAGGCGGGTAGCGTTTTGCATGGAGGCTCCGAAGATGTGGCGCTGGCGGCGTGTGCGTGTGGTGGTGTGGGATCAGCAGTCGGTCAGCACAGCCGCGCCGCCGCCGGTGATCACCGGGCGTGCGGGCTGTGCGGGGTCGGGCTGCTGGGACAGCAACTCGCGCAGCTGCGCCAGGTCGTTCGCCAGCTGCTCGTGCTTGGTCTTCTGCTCGGCGTGCTCGGCCTGCAGGCGGTTGAAGTGTTCGTCCTGGCTGCGCACGTGCTCGGCGATCTCTTCGACGCCTTCACCGAGGTCTGCGAACTGCTCGGGCGTGATGCCGGTGGCGTCTTCGCTCTTGAGCGCGGTACGGATCCGGCTCAGCAAACTGGCGACCGGGCCTTCGCTGACCTCGCTGAATTCCAGCGCGGTCTCTTCGGCAACGGTGAACAGGTTGCCCGGTGACTGCTTGCGATCGGCCAGCGGGTTGGCCTCGGGGTTCTGGCTGGCGAAGCTGAGCATGGAGGTGCCCAGGCTGGCCGGCGAATCGGTCACGGCCAGGCCGACCAGATACGCCTTGCCGGTGTTGGCGAACTTCTCCTGCACCTCGATGCTGGTGTAGAGCTTCTGCTTGGACTTGTTGATGGTGATCAGGTCAGCGGTCGGCTCGATCTGGGCAAACAGCGCCAGGCGCTTGCTGCCATCGATCTCGACCTCTTCCGCCTTGACGGCGGTGACATCGCCATACGCACGGAACGGCGAGTCCGGCAGCAGGCTGCGCATGTGCTCGATCCAGATGCGGGCGTTGTAGGTCTCGCGGTTGTAGGTGGCGGCCATGTCGTCAATCCAGCTGCGCTGAATCGTGCGGCCATCGGTGGTGGCGCCTTCGACGGCCACGCGGAACCAGTTGGAACGGAACTTCTTGGCCTTGGCCGACATGGGTGTCCTTTGCGCTGGATGCGTTTGCGATGACCCATGGTCAAACGCGACGCATAGCGCAGCAACGAAATCACCGTGTAAACAAGGTGATTACGCGTTGCTCAACTGTCCGGATTAAGAGGTGTGCCGCACCCTGGTCGGCATGCAAAGCGTTGCCACCCAGCTCCCGATGGACACCCGCAGACAGGCCAAGTTCCTGTACTGGATGGGATGGCGCGTGACGGAAATTGCGCAGGCCATCGGCGAGAACGAGAAGACTGTACACAGCTGGAAGTCGCGTGACGAGTGGGATCGCGCAGACAACGTTGAGCGCATCGGTGGTGCACTGGAAGCGCGCCTGGTCGTGCTGATCATGAAGCCGGAAAAATCCGGCGGCGACTTCAAGGAAATTGATCTGCTGCATCGGCAGTTGGAGCGTCAGGCGCGCATCCAGCGCTACCAGGGCGGCGGCAACGAAGCCGATTTAAATCCTGCTGTGGCGAACCGCAACGCCGCGCCGAAGAAGAAGGCCAAGCGCAACGACTTCACCGAGGAACAGATCGAGCAGCTGACCACGGCATTCGTCGACGGCTGCTTTGACTATCAGCGCGATTGGTACCGGGCCAGCAACGAGCGCACCCGCATCATCCTCAAGTCGCGTCAGATCGGCGCAACGTTCTACTTCGCCCGTGAGGCGCTGATCGATGCGCTCACCACCGGACGTAATCAGATCTTCCTCAGCGCCTCCAAGGCGCAGGCGCATCTGTTCCGTGGCTACATGCAGCAGTTCGTGCGCGAGACGATCGACGAGACGCTCTCCGGCGGCGACAGCATCGTGTTTCCTAACGGCGCGGAGCTGTTCTTCCTGGGCACCAATGCGCGCACCGCGCAGGGCTATCACGGCAATTTCTACTTCGACGAGTTCTTCTGGACCTACGGGTTCAACGAGTTGAACAAGGTCGCCAGCGGCATGGCGATGCACAAGAAGTGGCGCAAGACCTATTTCAGCACCCCGTCCAGCATGGCCCACGAGGCCTACACGTTCTGGACCGGCGAGCGTCGCAACAAGGGCAAGCCGGCCGCGCAGCGGATCCAGATCGATGTCTCGCATGACGCGCTAGCCGGTGGGCGCCGCTGCCAGGACCGCGCCTGGCGGCAGATCGTCAACATCCTCGACGCCCAGCGTCGCGGCTGCGACCTGTTCGACATCGACGAGCTGCGCGAGGAATACAGTCCGGACGCCTTCGCCAACCTGTTGATGTGCGAGTTCGTCGACGACGGCGCCAGCATCTTTCCGCTGGCGATGCTGCAGCCGTGCATGGTCGACAGCTGGGTGGAGTGGGGCCAGGACTACAAACCATTCGCCGCACGCCCCTATGGCGATCGCGCGGTGTGGATCGGCTACGACCCGGCCGAGACGGGCGACACCGCCGGCCTGGTCGTGGTGGCGCCACCGCAGCAGCCGGGCGGCAAGTTCCGGCTGCTGGAGCGCATACAGTTCCGGGGCATGGACTTCGCCAAGCAGGCGGCCGAGATCGAGCGCATCACCCGCCGCTACTGGGTGACCTACATCGGCATCGACACCACCGGCATGGGCAGCGGCGTGGCGCAGCTGGTGAAGCAGTTCTTCCCGAATCTGGTCACCTTCAGCTACTCGCCCGAGGTCAAAACGCGCCTGGTGCTCAAGGCGTTCGATGTGATCCACAACGGGCGTCTGGAGTTCGACGCCGGCTGGACCGACGTGGCGCAGTCGTTGATGGCCATCCGCAAGACCATGACGGCCAGCGGCCGGCAATCCACCTTCACCGCCGGCCGCTCCGAAGAGACCGGCCACGCCGACCTGGCGTGGGCACTGTTCCACGCGCTGCAGAACGAACCGCTGGAAGGGCGCACCGCGCGCAATTCCGGCTTCATGGAGATCTCTTGATGTTGACCGACCAGCTGCCCGCCACCGCGTCTGCAGCGCCAGCAGTGCCCGCACGCAGCGAAGCCTTCACCTTTGGCGACCCGACGCCGGTGCTCGATGGGCGCGGGGTGCTGGACTATCTGGAGTGCTGGCAGAACGGGCGCTGGTACGAGCCGCCGGTGGCGCTGGATGGCCTGTCCAAGACCACGCGCAGCAATCCGTTCCTGCAGTCCGGGCTGATCTTCAAGCGCAACATGCTGGCGCGCACCTTCAAGCCGCACCGGCTGCTGACGCGCGAGGCCTTCGAGCAGCTGTCGCTGGATTGGATCACGCTGGGCAATGGCTACCTTGAGCGCCGCCGCAACCGCATGGGCGGTGCGCTGTCGTTGACTGCGCCGTTGTCCAAGTACATGCGGCGCGGCATCACTGAGGGCGAGTACTTCCAGGTGCGCACCTGGCACGACGAGCACGTGTTCGAGCCGGGTAGCGTGTTCCAGCTGCGCGAAGCCGATGTCGATCAGGAGCTCTACGGCCTGCCCGAGTGGATGCCGGCCATGCAGTCGGCGCTGCTCAACGAATCGGCCACGCTGTTCCGCCGCAAGTACTACAACAACGGCTCGCATGCCGGTTTCATCCTGTACCTGACCGACCCGCAGCAGAGCCAGGAGGACGTCGATGCGCTGCGCAACGCCATGAAGGGCGCCAAGGGGCCGGGCAACTTCCGCAATCTGTTCCTGTACTCGCCAGGCGGCAACAAGGACGGCCTGAAGCTAATCCCTGTCAGCGAAGTGGCGGCCAAGGATGAGTTCAGCGGCATCAAGGGCATCACCCGCGACGACATGCTGGCCGCGCTGCGGATCCCGCCGCAGCTCATGGGCATCGTGCCGCAGAACGCCGGCGGCTTCGGGTCAATCCGTGAGGCGGCGGCCGTGTGGGCCGCCAATGAGCTGGAACCGCTGCAGGCGCGCATGTTGAAGATCAATGACTGGGTGGGCGATGAGGTGATCTCTTTCGCCCCCTACGCGCCGCCAGTGGCCGCGTAATCCTTTCCCACCGCAAGACCACGTAATGCTCAAGAACCTCCGCTGTGGCGAATACGCCCGCCTGCTGTGCAAGGCCGGCGCCTTCGACGAAATCCAGATCAAGTGCCCGCGCTGCGGCACGCTCAATCACCTGAAGGCCGAGAGCCTCACCTCCGATCGCCGCGAGCGAATCCAAGAAGGCTCTCACCATGAAAAACCAGCTGCTCCAGGGCGACGCCCTGACCATCCTGCCCACGCTCGAAGCGAATTCGTTCGACGCGCTGATCACTGATCCCCCGTATGCCAGCGGCGGCCTGACCGCCGCTGCCCGTGCCCGGCCGCCGTCGACCAAGTACTGCCGGGATGGGGGACACGCCGACTTCGTTGGCGATGAGCGCGACCAGCGCTCGCACCTGAAATGGATGCATCTGTGGCTGTCTGAGTGCGCGCGCGTGCTCAAGGACGGCGCGCCGGTGCTGCTGTTCACCGACTGGCGGCAGCTGCCGCTGACAACGGACGCGTTGCAGGCGGCTGGCTTCACCTGGCGCGGCGTGGCCGTCTGGGATAAAACCGAGGGTGTACGTCCGCAGCTAGGGCGGTTCCGCAACCAGGCGGAATACATTGTGTGGGGAAGCAAAGGCAGCATGCCTTTGGATCGTCGTGCGCCTGTGCTACCTGGCGTAGTGCGGACACCGGTGCTTAAGGCAGACAAGCACCACCTGACTGGCAAACCAACCGAACTGATGCGTCAATTAGTGCGGATCTGCGAGGTGGGCGGACAGATCCTTGACCCTTTCGCGGGTAGTGGCACCACATTGCTAGCTGCCGAGCTTGAAGGGTACCGATGGACTGGGATTGAGATGACTCAGCACTATTCAAATGTCACTAAAGAACGCCTTGGTCTTTGAAGCAGAGCGCCCCCCTTCGCGGGGGGCGCTCTGTGTCAAGGATCAGGAGTCAATGCGCGAAGTGCTGTCAGTTTTTCAATGTCTCGCTCAATGATGCGGCTAGCACATGCGGCGCAGTAGCGATTCCAGCCTCTGCCCTCTGCAACATTTAGCCTCACATCGCCCGGAGCAATTCTGTGTCGACTGTTTGCCTGACAGTTGTGAGATCTCTGGGCTCGATCCACCTTAGTAGTCTCAATTAGAGATTTAAGGGACAAGGATCACCTCCGCTTCGACGGCCTGTGTGATCTCCTCGAATCGCTGCGCGACGATATCTAATTCAGTTTGAGTGAGCTCACTCCGTTCGCCACTGCCACGGCCAACTACTGCCGAGACCTTTTTGTTAAATGCGGCTGCTACGACGACATAGTTGGATCGACCTAAGCGTCGACGATCAAGTTGATGGCCTTCCGGATTGATCTTGTGCTTACCGAGAAGTTTTCCTGTCGCTTGCTGGATTTGCTCGTTTAGTTGCTGCCTGGCAGCTTGTCGTCGCGCCAGTTTGGTTGTCGGTATTGGCTGGAGAACTTGTGTCTCCGGATCGAAGTCGTGCGCGATAATTCCCTGCTGCTTCAATAGCTCGATTGCCGCGATTGCATCAGGGGTCACGAGGTTAATTTCCTCAAGATGCACTTCAGACTGCGATTTCACATGCGGCAGCTCTAATGGTTCGCGCGGCTCATATTGGACTTCATCGGCGCTAACGGACGGATCCAATCCCTCTAGAGGTAACAATTGGTCGAAGTAGCTTTGATCAGCATCGCTGAATTGCTGAAAGTCGCCCCATTGCCGAGCGATATTTGCACCTGCATGAAATACTACTGTTCCCTGATTTAGGGGGTCGTTGGGCGCGTCTTGCTTTATCACACGCATGATCCGTCCCACGAACTGAACAAATGGCGACAGGTTCGAGAAGATGCTAAGCACGGCCGCGACGGCAAGGTAGGGATGATCAAAGCCCTCACCAAGTTTTCTTACCTGTACGATTACATCCAATTCATGAGCATCGAGCTTGCGAAGTATCTTGTCGTTAGCGGCTCCTTCTCGCGAGTGCACGAAATCAGCATTGCAGCCACGCTCACGATAAGCCGCAACGACCTGGCGGCAGTGTTCGTAATTAAGCGCCGAAGCAATAATTTTCAGTCGGCCTTCGCCGGTGCTATCGCGAAGTCGTTGAAGTTCGCGAAGCGATGCGTCAACGATTGTATTCAAGGTTTCTTGCGAGGTTACGATGCTGCGCCTAAAGCTGGCATCCTCTTCGCCGAGGCGTTTGACTTCCGCGAGCTCCACCTCGATCTCCTGACCATCTTCGACTCTGACGTACCGGAGCGTGCGAGGATTTAGCTGTACCGCCTTGATCCGCTTTACGTAACCCGCTTGTATGGCCCTAAATATTGAGTACGAATAAATGACCTGGCCAGCCATGACCTGGCCATCCGCTCGTACTGGGGTGGCACTGAAATTCACGATGCTCGCTGCTGGGAATTTTGCTTTGACAGCCTCCCAGCTCGCCGCGACGCTGTGGTGCCCCTCGTCGAAAATTATCAGGTCGAAGTAGTCATCCGGAAGGGAAACGAGCCAGCGATTGTCATTTCCCTGAAGCTGCTGAATATTTGTGATGACAACATCTGCCTCATCCAGGTCGCCGCGGTTGGCTGTAGTCCCGCTTATCGGAACGGGCTCAGGATAAGGCGCGCCGTCAAGCACGCCACATTTGATGTAGAACATCTTCGGATTGCTAGCCGTGAAATCGGCAGCGAGTTGATCGGCGATCGCCAAACCGGGTGCGATCACTAACGTCCTCGACGATTTGTATGCAAACGGGGTGAGCGTAATCGTCCCCGACTTCCCGCAGCCAACCGGAAGAATTATTCCGACCTCTCGTTGTGACGGCTGCGCGGCGTTCGCTGCTAGCGCCTCGAAAGCCTCCTTTTGTGGGACTCGAACCTTCGAGTTCTCCGCAATGTGCGGGACTCGATCCTGAAAGGGGTTGTTCATAGATCTTCCTTGCTCCTCTGGAGTGCCCCGGCTGAGGCGCTAATAGCATGCGACATTTTGATGCGCGAGCGCAGTTGTCGCCCCGCCACGCCTGCGGTCTTCATGCATGGCTTTCGCTGCACCCCTGCGGGGCCGGCCCAGGCCGCGTTGCAGCTACGGATCAGTGAGATTCAGGGGGGGCTCTCTTACCTGCAGATCCCTGCGCTCCTGGGGTCTCTGCGGGCAGGGCGCCGATGCGTTCTGTGGCTGGGCCTCCCAGTGCATTTCGACAAATGACCATCGGAACCAGGTAATCGGTAATCGGTGGCCTGAAACAGGGTCTAAGCGACTGATGCGAGTGGGAAATTGAAGATTACCTTTTGGGGTGATTTAAGGTAATCAGCCTCCCATAAAAAAGTTATGTGGTTGAAATTTAAGAGTATTTTTTGGGAGATTGATTACCTCCCCAAAAGGTAATCGCATTACCTCCCAATTACCCTTTAATTACCTTTGATATTGTTGAATAAGTTATTGATAAATATAGAGATTGTGGCGTGTCTTGGCGCAGATTACCTAAATTACCTTGTTCCGATGGTCATCCCAAAAATTTTCCATTAGGGGCCTGTAAGGGGGCTCCAGCTACCGCCTCGCGCCCACGCTTGAGCACTCGCGCACTGACCGCCCATCTCGCGTGACTGGCAACGCCTACAGGGTGCCGCAGGAGTTCGAACGAGACCGAGCTGCCTGAGTCAGGCCTGCTGGCGCGCCGTCAGCACGTGGCGCGTGGAAGATCTGCCAGTGAGGTAGTGAAGCGTCCCGACAAGAGCTCTTGCCGCGAAGCCCATGATGGAGAGTTCTGCCACCCGCTTGCACCGAGGCCGGCCGTACCCCGCCCGAAGCGTCGGTTGATAGCGTCCAAGGCGCTCATCAGCTTCTCGTCGCCGATCCGAGTCGGAGTGAATAGGTCGCCCTGCAGGTCTTCAGGCTTGGCTAGATCCATCAGGCACACGCCGGCCTTTTTGTAGGCCAAGCCTTCTCGCATGAAGCCCTGGAACAGCCGGCGTACAGTCGTGAGCACGATGCGGCTGTCAGAGGTGGCAGAGGCGAGTGGGGCGGTGCGTGATGGGTTGTGCTGCGGTACGCCCGGCTTGAACGAATCTGTTTCGGCAAAGATGCCAATCGCGCTCGACGTCAATCCGCGAGCGCGCAGCTTCTCGGTAGCACGCATGGCGAAGGTGGCCAGCGCCTCTGACATATCTTGCGGGTCGCTTACCCATGTCCCGAACGATCGGCTGACCATGATTTGCTGCCGGTCTGGCTCGACCTCCTCGAGCTCGAGGCAGGCGTGACCCTGCAGCTCGCGCTGCGTGCGTACCATCACCACTCCGAACTCTGCGAGCAGGTCGTCTGCAGACGCATCCCGGAGATCCGCTGCCGTATACACACCGCGTGCCTGCAGCCTGGAGCTCCAGCGCCTACCAATGCCCCAGAGGTCGCCAACTGACGTGGCTCGCAGCACGGCATAGAGCTCGCTTGCGCTGAGCGCTGCCAAGTCACAGACGCCGGCCAGATCGGCCGGGTAGCTGCCCGGTTTGCGCGCCGCATCCTTGGCGACCCGGTTGGCCAACTTGGCCAGGGTCTTCGTCGGCGCGATGCCGATGCAGTTCGGGATGCCAGTCCATTGGTGAACGCGCTCGCGTAGGTCGACCGCGAGCTGCCGGCGATCGCGGATCCCGGCCAGGTCAAGGAACGACTCGTCAATGGAGTACACCTCCACACGCGGCGCGGCTTGGCGAAGGATCACGCCGATGCGCGAGGCGATGTCGCCGTACAGACCGAAGTTTGCCGAGCGCAACGCCAGCCGCCGGCGGATCTGCGGGGGCACCTTGTGGATGGGCTGTCCCATCGTCACGCCTAGCGCCTTGGCCTCGTCAGATCGAGCAATGGCGCAGCCATCGTTGTTGCTCAAGACGACCAGCGGCTTGCCGCGCAGCTCCGGCTGAAAGATGCGCTCGCAGCTGGCATAGAAGTTGTTGCCGTCGATCAACGCGAACATTAGCGGCCAGTTCGGCTGTGCATGCGGGTCACCTGGCGGACAACGCCCACAATGGCAAAGACCTCGACCTCAGTGCCCGGCGCCAGGACGATCGCCGCGCTATGCGGGTTCCGGCTGTGCAACTCGATATGGTCAGCCGCCACCTGCAGAATCTTGCAGACCGGCTGATTGCCGTCCCAGATCGCCAACACCATGTCGCCGTTGGTCGGGCGTACCGAGCGGTCTACCACCAGGATGTCCCCATCGCAGACGCCAGCCAACACCATGCTCCAGCCCTCCGCCCGGTAAAGAAATGTGGCCGGTGGGTTGCGGATCAGCACCCGGTTCAGATCGATCTCGTCGTCTTGGAAGTCCTCGGCAGGGGAGGGGAAGCCGAGCTGGATCCGGAGCGCACTGAGTGGCAAGCCTAGAGGCAACGGATCCCGGCAGGCAGGTCCAAGCAAGCGGGCATAGGTGTGTGGCGGCGGCAGAGACAGCATGGCGCGAACTCTCGCGGGGAGAAGTCTCAAAGGTCGAGACGGCTTCCGAAGTTAGCAGAATTACTAATGGCTGATAGACTCCCTAGCTAACCGGATTCAGCTCGCGGACCAGGGGGCAGAACAGGAAGGACTGGACGGGCTCTTGCTAGGGCTCCTCCATCCATGGGATACCTACCGTACCTGTCATGCAGTCTTGACTGATCTTCAGGTCTTTGAGGTGCGGAACCGGATATCATGCCCCGCCGGCTGAACCAGCCGCCGTTTCACCTGTACGCGTATGTTTGGGTGAGGAATCTATGCTTTTAGAGTGCTCACAGCAGCCTGAGATGAACCAAGTCTCCGACTTTTCCATTTTCTCGGCCCCACCAATCGAGCTCCGCCGCGAGATGGCTGCGTATGAGTCGTTGTGGCTTGGTCAAGGCGCTTGGTTCAAGAACATCGCTCAGCTATTTGCCGAGAACCCCAGCCGTGTTCCGTCTGAGTTGGTGTCCAAGCTTGAGGTCAGGGATACATGGAAACGCTTGCTTGAGGAAGTAGGTCCAGAACGCTTGAAGGAGGTTGGCGTTCGAGTCCATGGCGCTGGCGAGTACCCAGCGAAATTGCGAGAGGCAGACCACCCTGTTGAGCTTCTGTACTACAGAGGCGATTGGGAGTTGGTTGCTACGCGTGGAGTGGCTGTTGTCGGCACCCGGAGCCCTTCTCCAGAAGGTGCAGCCAATGCCAAGCGGATAGCACAAGCACTGGTTAGGCACAAATTTACAGTGGTTTCCGGCTTGGCGCGCGGCATCGACTCGGCTGCGCACGCGGGTGCGCTTGAGTCTGGTGGTCGGACCATCGCTGTGATCGGAACGCCGCTGTTTGACTATTACCCTCGCGAGAATGCTGCGCTACAGGAGCGTTTGGCAAAGGATCATCTCGTTATTTCACAGGTGCCCTTCTTGCGGTATAGGCAACAGCATTACAAGGCGAATAGCTTGTTCTTCCCGGCAAGGAACGTAACCATGTCGGCTTTGACGGAAGCGACGATCATTGTCGAAGCTGGAAACACGTCGGGGACTTTAGTTCAAGCGAGAGCAGCATTAGCCCAGGGGCGGAAGCTATTCATCTTGGACAATTGTTTCCGCCGTAGTGATCTGAGTTGGCCGAAAAAATATGAGGCGCAAGGAGCTGTCCGCGTCCGCAGCGTGACTGAAATCATTGATGCGCTGGGTGGCTATGCGCCTACAGATTCTTGA